AGGACCTCCTTAGGAACGCCTCAGAGGCTCACAGCGTCGATTACAGCCGACGGGTCGTACTCAAGGCCCATCTCGGCTGCGAGGGGGACGCAGAGGGGCGCACAGCCCCGGCATCGACCGATGCAGAGGAGTGGCAAGGAGCCAGCGTTGCCCAGGACGCCGAGAGGTACGACGACCCCTCCGAGAAGTTGCTCCGCGACATCTTCAGCCACAAGCCATGATCGGCGACGGCGAGATGGTGCTTGGCATTCTGATACTGACCTGCCTTGTCATCGGCGGTATCATCGGCGGAGGCCTCGTGGCTATGCGCGAGACCGCTCGAGAGCACCGGCGAGCGTTAGACCGTAGCAGCACTAGCCTTCAGGTCAACGTCAGAAAGTTGGCGATTACAATGGGCAGAGATATCAAAGAACTCCGCAGCAGGCTTTCCGCTCTAGAGAATGATCCGGAGTCAGAAGAAATCCCGCCGTGGACAATTGCCGTCGGTTCGATTACCGCCGACTACATTCGGCCCGGTGCCCTCAAAGAGATTTCGGATATGGGCATAAAGGCTTCCGACGTGAAGCCCGGTGCATTCCGGCATCTCTCCGACCAGGACTTCATTCAGAAAATGGAAAGGTTAGAACCGTGAGAAGCAATGGCGATTACTCGGAGCCGCTGGCTTGTGCCGGAGAGAGCATTCGGGAGACCATCGAGCACCGAATAGACGAAGAGGTCGATTACCTCATGGACCCCGATCTCCGAGAGAAGGGCGGCGACGACTATCTGCTAGCCAAGGGCACGGCGCAAGGGCTCACGAGCGCGCTAGCGCTACTGATCTCTCCATACGACCCAGAAGCAGCGGAGGTTGCCATTCGTGCCGACTCTGTGAGAAGGTATGAGCAACGCACTTCCACTAGCACCTAGGAGACCGGGCCATGTTCACCATCCTTCTCATCGCAGGCGTTCTTGCCGCCGTCGTTGGCGGAGCCGCAGCAGCGCTCCCCGACGGCCTCAACCACAAGACGGAGAGCGGCTTCTACACCTGGAACTGAGAACGTCTGCTAGACTGTAGCCAACACAAACGACCAGGAGGTCACAATGACGAAGCAGGACCGCATGATCAAGGCTCAGCGTGAAGCCGAGCAGCAGGCAGGCCACATCATCGAGGCTGCCACCAAGCGCATCGTAGAGCGCACCGAGGCCGAGAAGCCCGCCCGGAAGCCCCGCGCTCCGAAGCAGATGGACCCCGAGTTGCTTGCGCTGGCTCCTCAGATCAAAGAGGCCCGCGAGCAGAACGTGGCTTGGTGGAAGATCGCACACAACCTGAGCCTCCCTGGCAGCGCCGATTCCGTCGCTCAGGGCAAGGCAGGGGCAGGGATGGCGCGGCGCATCTACGCGGCAGCCTACGGCGCACTGCCCCCGAGGGCGGTCAGCGAGCGCACCTATCGCAAGCGGGCCGAGAAGGACCCCGCCGTGAAGGCGATCAAGGCCGAGAAGAAGGAGGACCGAGTGGCTAAGGCGCACGCTGGAACCGGAGTGCTGCCAAGCGACTTGAGCGACGAAGAAGTGCTCGTCATGCTCAAGGGTCGGAACATCACGTGGTCGGTTAACCTCAACGACCTGGACGGCAAGGGCGACTCCTACAGCGACGAGGAAGCCCTCGTGCATCCTCGGTACGCTAAGATCGAGCACCACTCGGGGCAGCGCTGCATCGCCTTCCGCGAACTGGCCGACAGCAAGGCCGACGCCCGTACCGTGCCCGGAGCCATCCGCGTCGTGTACCTCAGCCGCATCCACTCGATCCGATGAGCATCGGCGAGGGCACCGGAAAACTGAAGCCGGGTCGGCCTATGCGGGCTGATATCGATAGGCAGGAACGCATCTGCCCGGAGCACGGTCGCCAACTGCATTCGAAGCGCGAGAGCGTTAGTCGAGGGTGCGCCGCAATTACTTGGGCTTGCCTCATCTGCGAGCGAATCAATTCTCGCGAAAGAAAGAGGGCTATTGCTCGAGGGGAGCACATTGTCATCCCCCGCAATGCCCTCCCGCAGCCCGCGCCGGAATGCTGCCCTGTTCATTTCATCACTCTTCCTAAGAGCGGCATATGCGAGGATTGCGAATAATGGAAGTCATCAAAGCGTTAACCGATAAGATCAAAGCAATGGCGGAGGCAGCCGGAGACTTGAGCGCCCTGCCCGGAAACTACTACGAACGGGAGATCGTAGAGAAGGTGCAAGCCGGAGACCAGATCGGCGTGTCGGAGGCCGTAGACGTGGTAACGTTCCTTCGTACCGTTCTTACAAGCCAGGAGGCTTCCGATGAAGGCAGTAGCAACCGTCCTTGACGGCAAGATCGCAGTCAAGACTAGCGGCCCCGACTTCCAAGAGTTGCTGGACCGATGCCGCGAGGTGGGCGCTGGCAAGTTCAGCAAGCCCGACAAGGTGTGGCTCTACCCGCTCAGTCTCGACACCTGCCACCGGCTCCGTGTTGTGTGGGGCAAGAGCCTCGAGGTCGCTCAGCCGCTCCGGGAGTGGTATGGGCAGGCCAACGCCAAGGCCGACCAGCGGGCTAGTATCGACCGTACAGCCGATGTCAGCCTGAATGCGCTACCCGAGATAGCCCCCGCGCTAGCAGAGGCTCTGAGGCCCGACCAGCGCTTCGGCGCGGTGTGGGTCGGGGAGGGCTGGCGGAACGCTGCACTGTTGGCCGACCAGCCGGGGACCGGCAAGACGCTCGTCACGATCGCGGGCCTCCTGGACAAGAACGTGCAAGGCCCGGTCCTCATCTCGTGCCCCCGCCTTTCCACCCGCTCCGTTTGGTGGCGCGAGTTGACCCGTTGGACCGACGAGGTCGTCTACGTGGCTCGGGGCACGCGGGCACAGCGCACCAAGGCCATCGCGGAATTCATCGCGGACCCTGCCGCCCGTAAATTCCTCATCACCGTTTCAGAAACGCTTCGGGTCAAAGAGGAAGCGAACGAGGAGGGCAAGAAACAATTCGCCGGATATGAATACCCAGAACTATTCGATATCAAGTGGGCGGCAGTGGCCGTCGATGAGAGCCACAAGATGTTCGGCAGCCTTACCACGGTTCGAGGCAACCTCGCGGGCAAGGGCTTGAAGCGGCTTCAGTACCTGCCCGCTCAGCCCGACACCATTCAGCGTCTCGCCATTACTGGCACTCCGTTCGGCAAGGGCGGTCGCGTTCTCGGAATGTTCGGAAGCCTCCATTGGCTTTGGCCCGACGAGTTCACCTCTTTCTGGCGCTGGGCTTACGATCACTTCGAGGTGACCGAGAAGCAGGTAACCCGCACAAAGGTCGTGAAGGAGATCGGTGGGCTGAAAGGCGGAGTTGACGAGGAGCACTTCCTCCGCTCGCTCGGCCCGCGCATTCTGCGGAGGACTAAGGCGGAGGTCTTGCCGTGGCTCCCGCCGAAGGAATACGTCGACGTATGGTGCGAGATGACACCGGCTCAAGAGAAGCAATACGCACGGCTGTTCGATGACGCGGAGGTCGTTGGCAAGAGCGGAATGGTGACCGCCGACGGCGTGCTGGCATTCATCACCCGTTCAAAGCAAGTAGCCTCCGGCCTCGTTGACGTTATCGATGAGCACGTCGTATTTACTCAAGACTCGTGCAAGATCGAAATGCTTATCGAGAAGTTGACGGCACGCGGAGTTGTCGGTGATGTTGGTGGCGACACCAAGGTAATCATCGCGAGCCAGTTTAACGAGTTGCTAGACGCAACGAAAGAGCGGCTGGATAAGGAAGGCTGCCAGTACCTCGAAATCCGCGGTGCCACTTCGGATAAGAAGCGCGATCAGGCAATGGCTACTTTCCAGTCAGACCAGAAAGACATTCGGGTAATGGTGCTTAACTCGAAAGCGGGCGGAGTATCCGTTACTCTTGACGCTGCCGATGAAGTGCATATGCTTGATGAGATGTGGGACCCCGGGGACAACGAACAACTCGAGGACCGCATTCACCGGGCCAGCCGGAATCACCACTGCACCATTCTTCGATACCGTACGGAAAACTCCATCGACAGCAGCATCGCCGCTGACGTTGAGGGCAAGCGCTTCGAGCAGTACCGAGTTCTCGACCAAGCCCGTGACGTGTCTTACGCTCGGGCACTCGTTAACCCCAAGGGCTTCGACCTTGGCACATTCCAGGAGAAAACACGATGAGCACAATTCCCGATATCGTCGTAGACGATGGCAAGCCGTTACGGCTCGAGGAGGCTTGCGAAGTGTGCGGCGACGACGCACTGCACACTCATACGATTCAGCAGTGGGCCGACCACAAGTACGGGGTAGCAGACCGACAGCCCGCCCGCATACAGCCCTCCAGAACGACGCGCACCATCACGGTCAACCTGGAACCAGCCACGGCCACCGTTCGCGGTCTGGTCGAGTTCTTGTTCGATAGCCTGCGGCCACCAAGGCAGAGCGACTTCGTTCTGTTTCCGACTCCCGAGCCGGAGCGGGTCTCTCCGGCAACAACCGAAGCGAGCGTTTGGCTCGAGAATCAGAGAGGTCGCTAATGGCTAACGGAGGGCAAGATGCCGTCTTCTGGATCACCTGCCCGGAGGGCGATTGTACGCGCCGTCTCCGGTGCACAGTGGCAGTTGAGGTCGAGTTGGCTTCCGTAGAGCGCAAGGGCAGAGAGGTCACGGTCTCCACCCGCACCTCATCCGCCGCAGACATGACGGCCCTCGTGGTCCACCTCAACACCGATCACCCCAATGGCTGAGATCTCCTTGGCAGTGCTCGGACTAGTCTCCTTTGGCGTGGTGGGCTTCGGGTGGGGCTGGACGCTCGCTAAGCGTAGATTCGCCACTGACCGGGTTACGTGGCGCAAGGCACCGGAGCACGTTCTACGGCGCAATGCGGCTGCCGCTCGGGCTGCTAGCAGCGGGCGCACGGCTGTCCAGCGGCAGGTGGTGATCAAGCCAACCAACCGAGAGCAGTCAGAGGTCTGAGCGCGAATTTGGCGCTGGATGAGAAAACTTCACGAACTGGCTTGCGCCGAGGCTAGCGCCGTGAGAGGATTGCTCTATCAAGCCAACCGGGGCTGACCGGCTGGCACACCATCCTGTTAGGGGAAACTATCATGACCGAGTCCACCACCACCGAGACCACCGTTGTCGAGAGCACCGAGGACAAGGGCCTCAACGCCGACCGCGTCGGTGCGCTGCACCAAGCGCACGCCGACTTCCTGAAGGCCAACTACGGCGTCGAGGTGACCGCCGACCAGGTGTTCGCCATCTACTCCACCCGCAAGGCGTTCCGCTCCTCGGAGGCCTACCGCAAGGACCTCATCGAGGCCAAGAAGGCGGAGGCCGAGGCCGCTGCCAAGGCCAAAGAGGAGGCCGTCGCCGCCCGCAAGGCGGAGGCCGCCGAGAAGAAGGCCAAGGCGGACGCCGAGAAGGCCACGGCCAAGGCGGAGCGCGAGGCCAAGGCCGCCGAGGCCAAGGCCGCGAAGGAGCAGGCCGCGAAGGAGAAGGCGGAGGCCGCTGCGAAGGCCAAGGCCGAGAAGGCGGCAGCGTCGGAGTCCACCGAGGGCGAGACCCCGGCGAAGGGCAAGGGCAAGAAGGGCTCCAAGCCCGTCGACCCCAGCGACGCCGAGAAGGCCGCGTCCGCCGCGTTCTGACCTGTCGGAGGAGTCAGTACCGGTAATCGGAGGAGGGTCAGCCTACGGGCTGGCCCTCTTTTGACGTACAATTGAAGTACAGGCCCAATGCATAGGGATTAGGGAAGAGGGAAAGTTCAATGGCTGAATCAGAATTGCCGCTTTCAGTTCAGAAAGCGATATTCGAAAGTAACCCTCTCCGTCTATCGGATAAGAAGACGTGGGAGCAACAGCACGCTGAAGACCTTTATGAGAAGGCTCAAGAAGCCGCTCAGGTCATCGCCGCCATTTCCTATCTCTGTGAAGCCGCTGCCGCCGAGGGCGATGCGTTCATCGTCACCAAGCCGCTCATGCTGCGACTGCACCAACTGGCGCACGCCTATGAGGCTCTCGTGCTGAAGCACCAAGGCGACTCCATGCTTGCCGAAGCCTTCAGAGTGGCCGTACGCGGCGATATGAGCGCCGAGTAGATGGCTCGCTATGTAGTGGCAGGGACCGAGCCTGCAGAGCGCCCAGAATCGATAACAGCGTCAGGCCCGGTGTTACTGCCCGGTGAAGCCCCGCTGTTGCGCACCTCTGAGCGCTCAGACTGGCGTCGGTGCCCCTGGCTGTGGGAGGTCACGTGGCGTCGAGGCCTACGCACGCGTAAGACTCCGGTATGGGCTTGGTTTGGCACTGCCATCCACGCCGCCCTCGAGGTCTACTACCCTCCCGGTATCAAGCGCGGAAAGTTGGCCGACGTGCTCGTCGCCTTTCACGAAAGCGCCGACGGAGAGACTGGCCGCATCTGGACCGAGAATCAAGGGCATCTCGAAGACGACTTCGAAGAGCAAGTGGTGGACGCAAAGGTACTCGGAGAGGCAATGCTCCGGGGCTACGTTGAGCACTACGGCGGAGATCGGCAGTGGGAGGTTATCCACACCGAGCAGCCATTTCAGATCAATGTGCCGCATCCTCAGACCGGAGAGTCAATGGTCGTTTATGCGGGCACCTGGGATTCTCTTATGCGCAATCGACGCACGAAGGACTTCTGGATTTGGGACCATAAGACCCGGAAGTCATTTCCCTCTGAAGGCCGCTGGCAGTTCTACAACATCAACGATCAGGCTGGCTCTTATCTGTGGGTCGCTCCGGAGGTATTGAAGTTCCTCGGAGTATTCAAGAAGACGGATAAGATCGAGGGCTTGGTATTCAACGCGTTGCGCAAGCATCTTCCGGACACTCGTCCTATCAATCCGGAGACCGGCAAGGCGACTAACAATCCGACCAAGGATCACTATCTCGAGGCATTCGAGAAGGCCGGAATTGAGTTGCCTCGCAAGGTGCTCGTCAAGGACCTTGCCACAATGGCTAAGTCGGCAGGTCTCCGCGTTTACGGCGAGCCGAGCGCGAGACAGCCCGTAGAACTGTTCCATCGCGAAGAAGTATTCCGAGACCACCACGAGCGCGTCACGCAGGCCAAGCGCGTTCAGGCCGAGGCCAAGATCATGAGCCTCATGCGCTCCGGAAAACTTGACGTCTACAAAGTGCCGACCGAAGAATGCACTCGCTGCCCCATCTTCGATTACTGCGAAATGAACGAGCAGAATCCGGAAGCGGCTGAGGACTTCGCGAAGACGATGTATCGGCGTACGGACCCGTATCGGGATCACCGTGAAGCGATGACTTTGAAGGGCGTCGAAGTTTAACCAACTATCTGCGGGAGGGAATCCGGCGGGAGGAGAACGAAATGGCTAAAGGCAAATCAGCAAGGCCAAGTGCGATCACCAAGTTGTCGGAGACCCCGACAGTTGGTAAGCGCAACTGGCTCATCTACGCGGACAGCGGAGTCGGGAAGACGGTGCTGGCTGGCACTGCCCCGAACGCGCTGTTCCTCACGGTAGAGGCGGCTGGCACGGAGTCGGCCAAGGAGAGAGGCTCCGAGGCCGATGAATGGGTCACCGGAGAGTGGGACGAGATTCAGAAGGCGTACAAGTGGCTCAAGGAAGGCGGCTGCGAGAACTACGACTGGATCATCGTCGATAGCCTCTCCGAGATGGAAGAGGCGTGCTGGCGCGATCAACTCCAGAAGGAGTTCGAGGCCAACTCGAGCCGGTCGCTGTATCAGCCACAACTCAAGGACTATCAGGTCGTCGGGAACAAGATGAAGAGGCTGGTCGATATGTTCAACCGGCTTCCCATCAATGTCCTCTATACCGCGCACGCAATGCGGATTGATATCGAGGACATCTACACCGAGGAAGACACCACGAAACTCCTTCCGATGGTGGGCAGTGCGAACAATGGCGTTCTCGCGCAAAAGGTTTGCGGGATGATGACTCTGGTCGGACTGCTAACCGTGCGCGCTCCGAAGCGCAATGCGGAAGGAGAGGACGACAAGAGTG